TGGGTAGTCCTCTACGTCATATAGATTATCCTCAGACAAGTCAGAGACTTCACTATAAGTACCATCTTCACCTAGTTTGGCTTCGGCAATCTTCCTACCCAAAATCAACGGCGACTTTATCTTACCCCAGTGAGGGCACTCAGCGCATACACCCGCTTCGTTCTCATCAAACGTCGTGCAGCGGTACGGCCCCTTAATAAGATCCAACTTTTTGAGCGTAAGCTCTGGAGTGTACTCAGGATGTCCCTCTGATATTTTTTGCGCTGCCTTTTCACCGTCTTCACAGAACTTGGCTATGGATAGCCCTGCTCTCCACATAGGCTCACTTGCTTCAGCTTGCCCACCTATTATTCGTTTTAGCTGTCTACAGCCTGTGCCTTCTTGAGATTTTAGAAGTATGTCCTTGAAACTGTATTTGATGTTTTGCAGTAATGCATCGCGTAGGCTTGCTGGCCCATCTTCGCTTACACGCTTTTGAGGAACTGGTATCGTGTCCAGCCCAATCTTGCTGGCAAACCAATCAAAGTTAACCGTGTCAGGCACAGCATTCACCAGCTTAACGGGAGCGGGGGTATCTGGTTTGTGGTTGTGCGTGCCCAACACACGTAACACTCTCGCAGTGTCGGCTGGCACTGACGTATCTATATCAAAGCTGTGTTCCGCACAGGCGGCTTTGAATCGGTCAGCTACTATCTTCCATTCTTCTACTGCTACCGGCTCTGTCAAAACCCAATAGACATGTAGCCCACGCCCTGAGTCCACTATAAGCGGCTTTGGTAACGTCGTTATCGCACAAAACTGCTGAAGCTCTTGCAGTGCGGCCTTTTTTGTAGAGAACTCTTTTTCTGGCCCACAATCCAGATCCAAGAAAAACGCCTTAATTTTGTCAGCGTCTTCGCCTTTGCGTGTGCCCTCTTTCTTATAATTACTTACAGCGAAGTATGTATCCCACCCCTCGCTGTCGTAGTAGTCTGCGGCTTCGGCCAAATCTTCCAATGAATGAAAGTACGCTTGGCGATGTCTGCCTTCAACCAGACTATTTCTGAAGAGAACATACACTCCTTCGGGGGGTAACACCCACCTTAAAAATTCTATCGTATTCATATTTGCACCCAATGCCGAAAGACACTATGGCAGGGGTGTCGGCGCACCCTCTTCGGCAATGCCTAGCCATAGTGGAGTGTTACCGGCTTAGTCGTCCCATTCGTCGATAACGTCACTCAGGTCTTCGTCGTCCGAGGGTGCGGGTGCGGACTTCTTAACGACCTTCTTTTTGGGTTCCTCTGTTGCGGCAGAGGTATCTGGCTCATCGCCAAATATGTCATCCGAGTCATCATCTTCTGGCTCGGCTTGCGTGCTGGTAGTGTCACTGAACGGATTGTCAGGCTGCGCTACGTACCCCTCTACCACACCAAACGGTGAGCGAGAAGCCATAGGCTTGTAATCTATTACCTGCACGCCGTTCAAGCGTAGGCTTACGCCATTGTCGCGCATGTTGTACGGCACAAAAGTAACCGCAAGATTCACAATGCTGCCCGTAGTCAACTGAAAATCTTTTGGTAGCTCGTTGTTCTTCGCATCCACTTGCAGTGGGGGTCTAGTCAAATCGGTGCCGTAAGCACCTTTTAGCTTGCCCTTGCCAATATAGTTACCGTCATCGTTTTTCTTAAACGGCAGTGGGAACTTCTCAGGCCAGCTACCTTCTTTCTTAGCGTCATAGGCCGCTTTCATTGACTTGTACAAAGCCTTTGCTTTTTTCTCAGACATCACAAAAGACATCTCGTATGCCGCACCGTCATCTAGTGGATCACACTTAACAGAACCACCTTTCCCACCGTTTGCTTTATTGTCAAACTTGTAAGTGGTGTTGATTCTTGGGTAGAGAGCTTCGACGTTCTCCAGTGTGTAATACATATCTACTTCAGCCATGTTGGTCTCCTTAACTTAGGCTATTGTGAACCCTTCCGTTTCCGCAAATGGCGAACCGCCGTTGACGTTATGCAAATCCACTTTGAATGCGATTGCCTGTAACGTGTCCTCGTGATCTACCATGAGTCGGACTTCTTCAAGTTCTTTTTCTTCTAGTGGTCGCTGCGGATAGAAAGTCAACTTAGGCACAGAACTGCCTCCATCAAAACCTATCCTAGTGACCACCGCTATTGAGGGCGTTCCATGCCCAGATAAAAATTTGGAGTAAGCCTGTAGTGGCATACCGCCCCCCTGCTCCTTACCAAATATAGACGAGGCAGGGACTTGCAACTGGTACACCGTATCCAGTGCACTGTCCTCAACAACCGCTAGGCGTTGATGAAATCTACAAGCCCTACCCCCCGCACTTCCCGAACCTCGGACATTCTGAGTGCAGTCTAAACAACGTGCGCTCTGTCTTTGGTCTTCTGGCACTTCGGGTGCAGGTCTTTGAGTGTCCGTTGACCAGCATGTAGGTAACTTCTTAGCTCCAAACACGTATTCATCTTTGTAGTACGAGCGAGATACATCCGCTGCATTAACAATAACTACGTCTATGGAGTTACAAATATTGTCCTCTGGCTGGTCTACCAACCCAGTGAACTTACTACCCTGTATGCTGATTCGGCGCACTATAGGTCTGCGTCGGGATCGAATGCCGTAGGATCGAACTCATCAGGGTCTTCAACCGCTGCAACATCTTCTGTGCCAGTGCGTGCTAGAACAGCTTTTGACGCTTCCGCTAATGCAAACCGCTGAGTTTTTCCTACTTTTACGTAGGTGTTAGAAGGGATTACCCCATCACGCACCCATTTACGTGCCGTGGACAAGGATATACCGAAGTGCTTTGCCACTTCTTCAATCGGAACTAGCTGCTCCATTATGCTTTCCTCACTGTCACAGCGTACTCCGAATCCACGTTTAACCCCTTCGGCAACAGGTCTGGGTTATCTTCTAGGAACCCTTTAACTGCCCCTTGGTGTAAACGCTTCTCCAAGAACTCAGGCACCTCATGCTCCAAGATAAACTTGTGCATGGATTCCCAATCACTTGTCCAATACTTCTGCTTCACAGTACGGTAGAACGTACCGGCATCAGTCTTGACGCTCTTGGCCCCCGTATCTTTCAAATGATCCAAGAGTGCGCTTTTTATTTTGTTTTGCTGCACGATTAATTTATCGTCAGCTTCCCTAAATTCAGCAGACAGACGTTCCCTTTCGCCCTTGATCTTGAGATAAACCCTAGTCAATTTCTCCAAGGTGACACTATCTACTACTTTTGCATCAGCCATGCTTGTGTCCTATTCATTGCCGAGAACTGCAATCTAAAGGTAGCCTATGCGTTAGTCAAGTATTTCCTTGTAAAGATCAATAATTTTTGTGTGGGTATCTATTTTGTTGTTAAGTAATGCGTATACACGCTTTTCTACACTAGAACCTTGTAGCTGCACGACAGTGCATTTATGATCTTGACCCGCTCTGTGTACACGGGCGTTTGCCTGTGCATAAGTCTCCACAGAACTCGTTGGCCCCCACCAAACCACAGTGTTTGCAGCGGTCAGCGTAACGCCATGTGCAGCGGCTTGTGGTTGAATTACCAACACTCTGGGGTTGTCTGTCTCTTGAAACTCTTTGAATATGCGCGTGCGATCCCCTGCTTTCACTGCACCACTAATCACCTCAGTGGGTATGCCATCTGCTCGTAGCTTCCCTGTAAGCAAATCTATCGTGTGTTTGAACGGCACGAATATCAAAACTTTTTTGCTTGACTCGTCTATTACTTCACGCAACACCTTATATCGGTGCTTGGTGTCAAACTCTATGGTCTCACCAGAATCGGTGTACACAGCGCCAGAACTAATTTGCAGTAGCTTGTTCATATTCACGGCAGCGGTAGCAGCGGTAACGTCTTCTCCAGCCGCTTGCATAATCATCTTCTCTTTCAGTTCTTTGTAATACTTTTCTTGTTGACGCGTTAACGGTATGTCGCGTGTAACGTAGATCATGTCTGGCAGATCCAGACACTCATCTTTGGTGTAACGTATTGCTGGTTGCAGTGAGTTAAACACTGTCTCAGTGGCGTTAGGTTTAGGCACCCATTTGAAGTTGGTCACCTTATACATAACCATGTCGCGGAAAGAACCGAAAAACCGTGGCACACCTTTCGGATTGACCAGCTTGGCTAACCCGTAGGCATCCACAGGGCTTTGTGCAGCGGGTGTGCCTGTCAGTAGCCAGAGCCATGCGTCTGTAGTAAGTAGCTTGTTAAGAGTCTTCCATCGCTTTGTCTGTGCGTTCTTATAGTGAGTTGCTTCGTCCACAATAATTAAGTCAAACCCACCGTCCGCTATGGCATCAGCGACTATCTCCACACCGTCATAATTTATTATGACAAACTCTGCGTCACCCGCAATTACTGCAACACGTTTTTTGGCCGAGCCGTAGGCAATATCTACTGTGCGGTGCATGGCAAAATCAAACAGATCCTTACGCCATGCCGAATCCATAATCGACAGAGGACATATAACTAGGACGCGGTTGATCTTGCCTTGGTTGAGTAGAAAGTCTGCCGCCCATATAGCACTGGCGGTCTTACCTGTGCCCTGCTCGTTAAAGCAGAATGCACGTTTGTTGAGTGTGAGAAACCCTGATGTGGTTTTTTGATGGTCGAACGGTTCGTACTTACCTGTCCACTTGTACTTACCCTCAATGGGGGATGGTGCTTGTATGTTTAAGTTCTTGAGTACGTGTGTTTCATCCACACCCCAGTTAACTACCACTCTGTTTCCTGATAACTCCTTGCTCTTGGGTATTACAGTGGTCACCTTGCCCGGATTTCTAAGGCGTAATAGCAGTGCTTTGTTATCTACAACTTTCATAGTGCGCTATAAACCTACTGACTTGTACCACTTGGTTCCGTTCTTAACATCAATAAGAATGTAACGCTGTTTCACGTTGTACACGGTCTGCACTGGCACGCTAACTTCTTTTGCTATGTCCTTTGCAAGCAAACCTAACTCTTGCAGCTTTAGAATCTGCATGATTGCAGAGTCTTTTATCGGCTCTCTTTTTTCGGGTGGTAGTAACGCACCCTGTCTGGGCTTGTGTACCTTTGGCTTATCATGCCACGCTTGCTGCGCTTTGATTGCTTTTACGAACTTGCTCATTACTTGACCTTTTTATTAGTTTCGTTTTCGGTCACGCGGTAGGTGTTAAACACCATGTAATAAGTTTTACTATCGACCACAAAACTGCTCTCCCTCCAACCAAGCGGACGAAAAACGTAGTCTTTCGGAACTATAAAAACATCTCGTGCATTACTCATCATTTGGTCTCCTTGTTAGTCCCGCCTTCGACCACACTGGCGGGGAGTGCTAAACAGGTAGGATATACCTTGGTCTTATCTCGTTCGCTTTGGCTTCTTGCCGTTACGACTTCTATTTTTACTGGCGCTTTCTACACGGACGCCATCTTTGTTGCTGCCTCCCTTACTGAGCATCCTCTTATGACTAACATCCTTCCCCTCACGTTTGTCAGCCTTACCGTTCTTATTAGCATCACGCCCCGTCTTATCCATAGCCCGACGAGCACGTTGCCGTTCCATACGAGCCTCATGTGCAGCACTACCCACTGGTGGGTTCTTCTGCTTCTTGCGATCTGCTTTGTTCTTATACGGCATTAGTTCTTCCCGTTGTGTGGGCACTCTAGCACTGGGCACCATGCTTTACACAGGCCACTTGGGTTAGGGTTCCACGTATCGTTCTCAAAAGCTGTTTCCATATCGTTGTATTTATTCAACCACTTAGTCCACAACTTTTGCTCATCCTCAATTGCGTAGCGATCTCGTATTAAATCGTTACTCACTACAAACAGTAAACCAGCCCGAACAGTCTCTACTTCGGGGTAGTGCTTAAAGGTAGCCATCGCCATAAGTTCTAGCTGCCCTTTGTCAGCATATCTTGCCGACTTACCTGTCTTGTAGTCAATGACCCAAGCCAGTTTATCTTCCCTATTTAGTATCAGTAAGTCCGCGATACCGCGAAACCACACATTACGTGCAAAGAAACTACATGCTTCTAGGTCTTCAGTCAGGCCCATCTTTATCTCGCACAGCTTCTCACCTTTCTTGGCGTTCAGTGCGTCTAACATCTTCTGTGCATAACTAAACCGTGGGTCTAGCTCACCACCATCACGAATATAGGTCTCAGCAGCTTCGTGAAAAGCTGTTCCA